TTCCGACCGGAGCCGTAGGTAATTGGGCATCAAAAATCGACCCGGAGTTCAGTCCAGAAGAGCAAGACAAAGATTGGGAGTTCATAGTATCTGACGGTAAGGGCGAAGTTTTAGCAACGCCTGAATACGGATTCGGCCATAACTGCGTTGCCGTTCGTGTAACGGCTACCCCTGAAGGTATATGGGATTTCTACAATGAAGATAGGGGTACTGTTGACGATAACGGATTCTATAAAGTCGTTGCAGTATATGGTGAAAACAGTTTCAGCGCAGATTTAGACTCGCCAATACTTGTAAATAGCAAGAGTAACCTGAGCAGTGATAATGCAAAGAGATTATTTACTACACCGCACCAGAACCACAGAGTCTACAATGACGATATTATGCGTTCAGACAAGGACTACAAGGGCAGAGAATTTACCGACATAGACCAATACTTCAAGCAGACAAAAATCGGTGGCAAGTGGGAAGATGCACCGTGTTACGCTCCATCTGTGACTAAAGTAATGCTCCATCGCTGTGATAGTAATGGTAATTTATATCCAGATTGGACCGGATTCTGGGCGGTAGATTCAATTCAGAAAAATGTTGTTGTTGAAAATATTACGCAAGGTTTTTCTACCCAAGATATGAGTAATTCAATAAGCGGCCCATATCGTGCTGCACCTATTGGCGTCGATGTATCAGAAATTGAAGTGGATTTGCAAGCTCCAGGGGGTATTTATTACAGAAACGACCAAGGCGATATTGAGCCGTACAATGTTACTGTAAGAATTGAATATCAGAGAGCCGGCGATTTAGAGTGGCAACATAGAGATGTTACTTTAACAAGCAACGGTATAAAGAAATTCTCAAACGGAGAGTACACCTCGACCGGAATGGATGCAGTCGGAGTAACTGAAAAATTTGATTTACCAAAAGGGGATTGGTATTTCCGCTGTTACAGATTAACTGAAGAACATTCTGATGATACAACACATTATAGTGATGTGGTGAAATGGACCGGACTAAAATCAGTTATTGCAAATCCGCAGTCTTATGATGATATAACTGTTTTACTGATGCGGTTCAAAGGTAGTGAAACACTTTCAGAAATGTCTGATAATCAAATCAGTACATTATTTACAAGAATGTTACCAAACATTGAAACAAACACCTTAGAACCTACCAGCGCACTTGCTCCGGCAGTTAAATATATTTGTGACCATTCAAAATTTGCTAGTCTGCTGCACATTGATAATATTGCTGATATGGATGCAATCTGGAATGTTCGAGGGTTAGACTTAAACGGTACACTAGACAGTGATAACACACTGCTGAATGTGTTATCTGACATTCTGCATATTGGCTATTCTGAATTATCTACAAGAGCAGACGGATTGCAAATTGTGCAGATTGGTGAGCATCCTAATATAGACTATGAACAGGGCGGTAGTTGGGATGCTGCACATTTATCCGGTCCTACTGACTACAGTTTCATTTTTTCACCGCAAAATTATTCAAATTTGAAGATTGATGTAGCACTTCCTAGACGTGATGATGCAGAAGAAATCGAAGTACAATATACTGATGTTGAGACTTACAAGACTGCAACAGTGTATATTCATATGTCTAGCAGTCAGTACAGCACCATTGAAGTTACTGATTATCCTACTTCAATATATCAAGAAAAACTACAGTTGTTTGGAGTAACAGAAAAAGCACAAGCTGTAGCTATGGGTGCTAGAAGATTACGCTCCATATTAAGGAATAGAGTTAAATTCACTTTAACTACTGAATTTGACAGTTTAAACTGTAATTATAAGGACTTTGTAGGTTTGGTTGTGGATGAACCTACTTGCGGAATGCTGACAGCAGAAATGCGCCACAAGCCAAATTATGGCAACGAGTATATTGTAACTAGTTCAAATTGGGCGGGTGATGCCTATTCCGGCAGAGTCACAAATTACGACAACGGTATAATTGAAATTAATCCGCCGCTTACCGCAGAACAATACGGTGACGTTGACCATAGACCGACAGCTTTTTTCATAACTGATGAGGAAGGACAACCGCACCTACTGTCAATCAATTACAATGATTGGATAGATGCTAAATCATTCAGAGCGACTTTACCTGTTGTGTGGTACGGCACTGAAATTGAACTGCCACGAATTGTATCAGCGGTCATTATTCCGTGTTGGGTAGAGAAAATCAAACCTACTGAAAAGAACTGCACAGTTGAATTAACAATGTACGACAGTAGCATTTTCACCGATGATTTACCAATGCGTGAAGGCTATGGTGTATCAGCTTATGGCACTTCACCGTATGGAAAGAGTTATTAATATATAGGAGATTGAAAAATGGCGAGTACAACTTTACCGAATGGAATTATAGTTCCTGAAAAGTTTAGCCGAGATTGGTACGCTGATTTATATCATAATTGGCAAGAATTGGATAATCTGCTTGGTGGTGGAACTCCTAAAGATGGTACGCTGACCATACAGAAAAACGGTGATACTGTTGGTACGTTCAGCGCAAATCAAGCTACTGATGAAACTATAAATATTGAAGTTCCAGATGTGAACAATGGTACACTCACAATTCAGAAAAACGGCGATACTGTTGGCACGTTCAGCGCAAATCAAGCGACTGATGAAACAATAAACATCACTGTTCCAGATGTGAATAATGGTACATTAACAATTCAGCAGAATGGTACAACAGTTGACACATTTACAGCTAATTCAAGCAGTGATAAAACGGTAAATATTCAGTGTGCCGATTTAACAAGTAATCAGACGGTTGGCGGTATTAAGACTTTTTCTAATGCTCCGGTTGTCGGTTCGATAAATTTAGATGGAAAAACTATAGATACTGACGCTAATGGTAATATGACATACGATAGCCATATAGTGGATACAATAGAAGAACAAGGTGATGGATATATAAGATACTCAAATGGGATTCAAATTTGTTGGGGGAGTATTAATCGGCAAACCGCTTGTAAAAACACATGGGGTTCGATGTTTGAATCGGATGCTATAAGTGAGTCATACGCTAAAAGCTTTGTAGAAAATCCGGCTGTTTCCATTTCCGGTAACGTTGGTAGTTTTGCTGTAATTATAGAATCTAATAATGGAAGCAATACATCGACACCAGTTATTTATTTATGTCGAGCTACTGCAGTCAGTGAGGTACTTACTAGTACAGCTCGATACATCGCCATTGGTCATTGGAAATAAGGAGCAAATATGAAATACAAAATTGGTTTAATCTTTGTTGATGATAAAGACTACACAAACAAAGCTAAATGGTGTAATGAGAATAATTGTTACATTGAGGAAATTGAACCATTAGAAGATGGAACTAGACAATTCCAGATTAAACAGATACCGCAGAAAACAGAAGATGAAAAACTGATTGAGAAGTATCAATCTGAAATCATAGAACTGAAAAAATATCTATTTGATACCGATTACAAGGCTATTAAGTTTGCTGAGGGTGAATTGTCAGAAAGTGACTACCTAGAAGTTAAATCACAACGGCATGATGCTAGAGTGAGAATTAATGAATTAGAAAGTTTAATTGCAGAATTAGAGAAAGGGAATAATAATGATAACGCTAGATAACTGTCAAGAATGGTTTTGTCAACAGCCGGAAAGATTAACTTTTATTGAGGTAAATTGGCAAGACGACATGATGGTTTTGTGCGAACTCGAAAAAAGTAAAACAACTAGAGAACAATGGAATAAAACCGTTGATAAATTTGTAAATCGTGAGATTTATAGAATTGAATTTGAAAACATAAATGGTGAATTGCACAGTTGGGTGTATTTCAAGGAAGGCGAATAAATGTATTACGTTATTGCCCTAATCTGCATTATCGTATTTTTCCAAATTCTGATATATAAAATTGGTTGTATGCAAGGCGAGCAGTCCGCATATAAGCGATATTTGAATACTTGTAACGAGTGCAGAAACAAGAACAAATGATAAATATTTGTGACATTAATACATATATTGACATTATTGGCAGTGCTATAATTGCCATAGAACTGTATGTATTATTTTCAATGTGGAGAAAATAAAATGCGGATTTTCGATTTATATTCAAAAGTAGCAGAATTACCGGATGGAGAATATTTTTTTGTTAATAAAAATTTTTTTGCATGGAAAATATGCGTGATAAAAAAAGATTTTGAACTCACAAAAAAATATTTTTACCAGGGGAATGAAGAACTAGACTTTGAAGAAACTTCCGAAAAATATAGGTTCTTTTGTGCCATGATGCAATCGGATGATTGGGAAATGCTCCAAAATAAAAAATCAGAAAAATAAAATGTTTGATAAATTCAAATTTGCGTGTATCGGTGCAACAGGAATAATTTTTATTGCATCGTATTTTTTTGTTGGAGTTCACTATTACCGAAACGGTTATGAAACAGCTACAAAAAAATATGATGAAGTTCTGCGCTCGGAGAGTGAAAAAAATTATCAGAAAATTATTGAAACAGAAAGAAATTTGACTGATAAGCAAAATAAAATTGTTTCAGAATATTTGAAGTATATTGATACATTGGAGAAACAGCATGAACAAGACAAGATTGACATGGATAATCTGCGTGATGCTGTCACTATTGACATTGACAAGCTGTGCGACAACAGTTCCAATTCCCACAGTACAGCCGTGTCCGCAAAAACCACAAATCAATCCAAACTTAAATGTTATTCAGAAAGCGAACTACAGCGAAAGATTGAAAAAAGTTTGGATATTACAAGCGAATGCGACAAATTAAGTCTTAAATACAACGCATTGTTAGAGTGGTGCAAGTTATGAGAGAATTGCTAATAATTATTTTGTTTTTTATTCTGCTAGTGGTACTTTAGAATGTGTGAAAATCTGAAAACATCCGAAAGTATGATTGCAGTAATCAAAAAATTTGAAGGTCTGCGGTTAAAAGCGTATAAATGTCCGGCCGGAGTTTATACCATCGGATACGGTCATACTGAAAATGTTTGTGCTGATTCTGAAATATCTGAACTTATGGCAGATCAAATTTTGCGAAAAGATTTAAAAAAATTTGAGCAAGCTATAAATAATTTAGACTTGCCACTATTACAGTGTGAATTTGATGCTCTAGTTAGTTTTGTCTTTAATGTTGGAATTGGCAATTTTAACAAATCCACATTAAAAAAATTATTGTTACAGAAAAAATTTTTTTATGCTGCAAAAGAATTTGATAAGTGGGTTT